CCGTCTCCCATTGGATCACGCATGCTTAGATCAATAGCTTTTCTCACTACTCGTTCTAGATGGTTCTCCATGTCGGACGACATCGATCGCGCTCCTTTAGGGTGATGGAGCCATTGGATAGTGTGCAGCTTAGATAATCCTGAAGCTGTGACTCCCGCTGATTCCAGAATTGCCTGAGATAGAGGTACGAATCTTCCTTCTGTATCCTGAATCTCCGACAAGTACGCACTGGCCGCGTTTAGTTCTTTGACTGCTTCGACTATTCTGGAACTAGTCACGTGCTTATTTAACGCGGACAACCCGTGTGTCCAGACGGGCGATTTCTCACCTACCAAGAACGGTTCCACAAGCGGCCACGCCGGTGATCTTTCAGCACCCTGCAGACGTGCGTATAAACGTAGCAAAGTCATGATCTTCACTTCCCTAACATGCATAGCATCATTATGGTCGGTAATGCCACGTGCGAATTCGCCACAGAGGGAATTTTGATAGGATCGAGATACAATAGGATGCCATTGGTATTTGCCCATCTCGTCTTTGAAGAATCTCTTCTTCAAGAACACCACCTCGTCTAACGTAGTGGCTACTAGGTTAAGATCTCCTAAGGCATCGAGGTAATCATCCTTTGAGAATTTGACATCAGTGGGTGGAAGTACGACAGTATCGTCACCCCACCACAAGAAGCCGAATCTCATGTTGATAAAACCATTTACTGTATCAGCATCAGACATGCCCGTTGCTTTCTGCATAGCATACAATGATGCCATCATATTAAGCACGCACCCGTCGGCAGACGTTGTTCTCGTCCCGCTGGATAATTGGCCCAGTTTGTCAGCCATAAAGCCAACTGAATGTAGACCCTTGACTGGACCTGTCATCACTGAACACTGAAGCTGCTCCCATAACATCTCCAACTCGCCTGGCGTACAATACCTAGCATAAACGCGATAGAGTGCCTTCTGAAGAACGGCAGACATCGATATGTCATAACCGCTGTAATCAAGCGAAAATGGAGTCGAACTGCTAAATTCATCTAAGAATTTGGCTGTCTTATCAGGAGTGCTGTGCGAAAATGACGGGAAGTGGTAAAGCGCGTAGTTTAGATTACTACCTGCTCTAGACGCTACCATGTTAACATAGCGGGCTCCCATGTAGGCTAACCTGGTGTCAGTAATCCTGTGCGATTCCCCTACCTTCATCACGTTGTTCCCTCTTCTTGAAAGAATCGGAACTGCCTTCCTTGTAAGCTTAGAACGTAAAGTCGTAATGGCATGAGGCGGCAGATTGTTATTCCACCAGCTATGTCCCCATTCTAAATATCCTGCACCTATCTTATTTCTTTTATAACCAAAAGCAGCGATAGACAAGTCAGTAAGGAAACTGAGCTCTCCCTTGCCATAATGCGGAGCACCTCCGTTTGTAGCGTGAGGATATGGCTTGTATGGT